CCCATCGTGAAGGTGCGCGTGACGATGGGTTTGACGGGTTCGCCTGGCTTGAATCTGATATCCATCTGATGTCCTCCTAATAACGAGGATGGCTATCCTCGTACCATAGGGGATCTGACAAATGGATTATGGAAGGATTCTCAACGCGCAGGGGTCACGGTCGCGGCCATTGAGACCACCCCAGGCTCAGCGGTTTCGCTGGCTTCGAAAAGGATCCCACAAGCCTCCCCGATAGCCGCGAGCTTCTTGTGTAGAGCATCCGCCATGGTTTCGAAGTCCCGCATGACCACATTGGCTAAGGCGTCCAGGGCAACGTTGGCCGTATCCTGGTCCGACACGGACCATTCACGGGAGTACGGGGTAGTGCCAGCGGCGGCCTCGACCTTGTCTGTGAGGGTCATTTTGGCACTCCAACGTGCCCCAACACCTTGGAGGTCGGTCCCTGTGGTGTTCACGGAGACGTCCACGTTGGGAACAGCGCAGTGGGCCGAGCCAAAAGCGACGGCTGCCGAGGTCAAAGTATCAATGAGATCCTGGTTGAGCATGCTATGCTCTACACCGACACGGTGTAGCAAACGGTATGGACCCGAGCTGGAAAGCCATCCTTCAAGAGCAGTTTGCGCAGAGCTACTTCCTGCGCCTTGTTTCTGACATCAAGGACGAGGCCGAGAAGTTCACCATCCTCCCACCCAGTTCCCGTGTTTTCGAAGCTTTTGACACCCCCTTCGACCGCATCAAGGCAGTCATACTAGGCCAGGACCCCTACTATGGCCGGGGACAGGCGCACGGTTTGGCCTTCTCAGTGCTCCCAGGTGTACCTATCCCGCCGTCCCTCATGAACATCTACAAAGAGGCCGCTACAGACGTGGGCTTCAAGCCGCCCAAGCACGGCTACCTGAAGCACTGGGCTGAGCAAGGTGTCCTGCTCCTAAACACCACGCTCACCGTCAGGGAGGGGCAGCCCGCAAGCCACAGTCACCTAGGGTGGAGCACCTTCACAACCGCTGTGATCCGTGCCCTAGCTGCCAGGGAAAAGCCCATGGTCTTCATCCTGTGGGGACGTCATGCACAATCGAAGCGCGTCCTCATTGATGACGAGCGGCATCAAGTCATCACGGCGCCGCACCCCTCACCGTTATCAGCACACGCGGGGTTCTTCGGAAGCAAGCCCTTCTCGAAGACCAACGCAGCACTTGTCCGTTGGGGACAAGAACCGATTGACTGGCAACTACCGGAGAACGCATGAGCCCTGAAGAAGTCACATTGAACGCCCTCAAGTGGGCAAAAGAACACGACGTCCGCCTCGTAAGAGGACCGGTCTTCGACTTCTGTGACTACACGGATTACCCAAGGGTGGTCCGCACATCAAAGCTCCCCGCCTGCAATGCCATGGGGGCGGTGCTCCTCCATGCGGGGCTCCAAGGGCTCTGCTACCCTGACTTCAACCCGCTATGGGAACGGAAGCTCCTAGAGCTTCTCGGAACGGACAGGACGTGGGTTTGGCGATTTGACCATGGGTGGAATCGGGGCAACTGCCTCGTCTTCGAGGTCACGAAGAAGGGCGAAACCAAGTCCACCACGGTCTACGATGAGGTGAGCCGCCTTGCCAACAAGCTAGCCAGGGACTGGGTCAGCCCCCCTCTAGTACTCGGAGGCCGAGCTTCTGCATCCGAAACCTACGAATCAGCGCTGGGATGTAGCGCTGCGCAATAGCCTCCCTCAAGTTGACGTGACCGTGGCACAAGGCCCGGCGAAGCTGATGCTTGCCATTGGGTGTCTCCAGGGCCTTGACGATGAGAGCGTCGCGTTCTTCGGGTGTCATTCCAGTCGCTACACCGTTGATCCCCAAGGCTCCCCGGCGTAGTAGGGGCATGAAGACAGGATTCAAGGCCCAAGGTCAAGAACCGGGCAAGGTTTGGGTTCAACGTCACGGTCACAAGCGTGGCGTGTCCCGCCGCTCCTATGCAGCAGCGGAGAAGGCCCTGGAGACGAAGGTCCGCCAGGAGGGGAAGAGGGCGTGTTGTGAAAGGGAGGGTTGAGGGGGCGGGGTTGCCCCCTCTAGGGCGAGACCGCTTAGAAGCGGTTGACGACGATGCGGGTGAGGCCGCGAGGGTTGAAGGCGCCGATGCCGATGTTCTGGAAGCAGGAGAACCCAATCGTGCGTGCCTTGGGGTCGTCTGCCGAGAGGACGGTCAGCTCGGTACGGACCGGGAAGCGGCCGAAGTTCTCGGGCTCTGCGCAGAGGTACACGAAGCCGACTGGAACCAGACGGCTGGTGATGATCTGTGCGCCCCAGAGGGTCGCCTGAAGACCGGTCTTGAGCAGCGTGGCCTGGCTCTCGATGTCCAGGATGTCGCGGCCGAACTTGCGGATGTCCGCGTAGTCCACCGCGTTCATGTAGATGCGCGCGACCCGGAGGTCGTGGCGCTCGATCTCGGCGAATGCGTCGGCGAGGATCGAGGGGCTGATCGGCGCAACAACCGCGAGGTCGGGGTTGGTCTGGCCGGGCAGGGTGTCGAAGCCGCTGACGGCGATCGAGTCAAGGACTGCGAAGACGCGCTCGTCTTCGGCGGCCTGGATCTGGGCCTTCGCCAGGTCCTGGGCGCGTTCGATCAGGTCGAAACGACGCTCCTTGATCTGGGTGAGCGGGATCTCCGGGTTCGAGGCGATCTCGAACAGCGGGAAGATGACGCGGCGCGGCTTCTGGATCGCGAGAATGTTCTCGCCTTCCTCGCCGACCACAAAGGCCGTGACATCCGGATCCTTGTCGTAGATCGGAAGTGCGCCGTCCGGAAGCTGCTCGACCAAGAAGGTCTTGCGGCCCACGGCGGTGTAGTCACGACGCAGCCGAAGGGGCTGGATCATGGAGGCGGCCAGCTTGGCGCGACCCGCAGCGGTCTTGATGTACTCGCTGATGATCTGCTGCTTGATCTCGTTGGAAACTTGAGTCGTCATGGTAGTGTTCCTCCGAAAAGTCCTATGTTTCGAGCCTCAGACCCGGAGGTCGATGACGAGGATGTTGTTGGTTCCGGCATCGGGTGCTGCCTTGACGATGCCCATGAGGGTCGGGGTCGGTGCGCCCGCGACGTTGTTCTCGTAGCTGTCTTCGAGAACGTTGGTGAGGTAGCCGTTCATCGACGCGTACACGGGGTCGCCCGCCGTGTAGGTGATGTTCGCGCTGCCGGTCTTCTGGTGCTTGGTCTCGTAGATCGAGAGGCCAATGCAGCTTCCGCTGCCGCACACATAGGGACCCTTGCCAGAGGCTGCGCCCGGGGTGTTCTCGAACGGGTTGCCGATGGCGTCGTTCAAGAAGATGCCGAGGGGCTTGAGGCCCGCGAGGTAGGTGGGGCCAGCCGTGACGACCGGGCCACCATGGTAGCCGTTCCCGACATCGGGACGGGTGAAAGCGACCGACCCGCCGAGGACGCCCACTTTGGAGACGTTCGCGAGGGTTGCGCTCTTGTTTGCGGTTGCGGTGACTACAGGGGGATTCGCCTGCGTGAACGCGTCTGTCGTCAGAGCACCCAGCGAATTGCGGGTCACGACGTGGAGAAGCTGAACACGACCGGAGGTCTCCTTGAAATCACCCGAGCTGATTCCGCCGATGGGCATAGGCATATCACTTACTCCTGAAACACTGTTTTTGCCGGGGTGAACTCCACATCTTCATCTTCATCTGGGTACTGCTCGAGGGGCTGGCTTACCGCTTGGTAAGACCGAACGCCTCGCTCACATCCGGTGCGCTGGCCCAGAGAGCCGACATACGGTCGACATCCGAGCCTGTCTTGGCTGCCGGGGCTCCGCTGCCACCAATACGGCTGACGCCGCCCGTGGGGCGCGTACCAACCGTGCGGGTCGAGGCGGTGCGTACACTGGCCTGCCTCTGCTGGCCTTGGTCACCTTGCTGGATCTGCTCTTGAGCTTGGGCTTCGTCATTGGCGAAGAGGCTCATCAGAACGTCGTCTTCCGGTCCAAGGGTAACGTCGCCGGTATCCATGATCGGGGCTTCAAGCTCGATCCCAAGGTCGTCAGCGACGGGCTCGGGGTTGAGTTCGATGTCACCAATCTGGGACACTTGCTGTTGCTGCTGGGTCTGAACCTGCTGCTGGGCCGGGGGGACCTGCTGCTGGGTCTGAACCTGCTGTTGGGCCTGGAGGGCCTGCTGCACAGCTTGCTGCACCATCTGGGCGATCTGGTCCTGGCTGACTTGCTGCTGTTGGGCCTGGACTTGCTGCTCCTGACCCTCTTGCTGTTGGGCCTGGACTTGCTGTCCCTGGTCGTCCTTCTTCTCGTCTTCGGCCATCTTGCCGCAGGCTTGCGGGCACTGCTGGGCTTGCGCTTGCTGCTGGGCCTGCATCTGCTGGATCGCCTGGGCGACCGCTTGCTGGATCTGGGCCTGGACGTCTTGCTGGGACACTTGCTGCTGTTGCGCTTGCTGAACTTGCTGGGTCTGAACCTGGGCTTCGGCTTCTTTCTTCTCGCCGTCGTCCTTCTTCGCCTCAGCCTCTTCCTTCTTCTTCTCGGCGTTCTCCTTGAACTGAGGAGGCATCTCACCGGCTTCCTTCTTCTCCTCTTCCTTGGCCTGTCCCTGGCCCTGCTGCTCGTCGGCGAGGCGGGTGTAGGTCTCGATGAGGTCGTAGTCCGGGAGGTTCATCAGCGCGGCAGCCTGGTCTTCGATGGCGGCCTCGGTCGCGGTCTTCCTGAGCATGAGCGAAGCAACGCGGACGCAAAGGTTCGCCTTCTTGATGAGGGTCTCCTCGTCAAGCGCGGCCGTCTTCTCGGGATGGTTGAAGGTCTCGGCGCGGAACTCAGGCATCCCGAGTTCGTTGCGTGCAACCTGCCCGCCCTTGTATTCGTCTTCCCACCGATTGGTCTTGTCGACATCTTCGCCGAAGGTGGAAGGCGTGCCGGTGGTGTAGTCAGTAGCGCCGGGCTGCTGCTGAACATGGTTCTGGTTCATGAGGGTAGGATCGGCTTTCCGCTGAGTGGCGGCCTGCCGGATCTGGTTTCGGTCCCAAGTTGTGCGCTCGCGCATGATGTCACCTTTCTGCTCACAGATGAATTATAGAAGGATTCTCACGAACCGGCGTCGTAGAGCCGTCCTTTTTGAAGGAGGGTCTTGGACTCATTATCCGTGAGGTCTCGCCCGATGTGTTGTTTGCATGCAGCCAAAAAACGCTGGTCTGAGCCATATCTCCCGGGGCCGCCGAGCGTGAGAATGGTCCGGTAGAGTCGAGCCTCACCGGCAACGAAGCCCCGGCGAGCAAATGAATCAACGAACCTTGAGATGGCAAGAATCTCTCGGCCGGTGAAGTTCTGAGAGGCCGTAACGGTCCTCCAGCCACCCTGCTTGTAGAGCATGAGCCCTTCTAGGATGCGCTTGGAAAGGACTCGGCTACGTGTCCCAGCAATGACCACCTTCGCGATCTCACGCCAAGCGTACTCACCTGACGACTTGATGAGGCCGTCGTTGGTGCTCTCATCCATGTTGTGGATGCGGTTGGCGTCATCCTTACCCATCTCGCCCCGAACCCGCTCAATCACCTTCTCGTGGACGGTGGTCACAAGGTCGTCCACCATCTTCTTGAGAGGATCCGCAGGAGCCTTGGGCTCTTCCACAGGAGCCCCGCCTTGATCGAAGCCGTCATCAAAGGCGAGATTGGTTCGAGGTGCGCGCGGGGGCGTCAGGAAAAGGGATGCTTCACGCGCAAGCTGTCGATCGCGATCGAGGTATGCCGCAGTGGCGCTTGCCGCCCGCTGCAACATTGTGGGGTCGGCGGTGCGTGCTGGTGTAGAGAATGCCACCTGCACACGCTGACCAATCCCAGCGATCTCTTCCGGAGACAAGATGCTTCGAAGTACCGCGCCCGTGAAGGCGGGGTTGGCAACCCATGAAGCCTCAATGAACTTGACGCTACCGGGCTCTGCCGTACGATGCCCGCATAGCTCCGCAATGCGGCGACGCTTGCCCAGCTCGTCAATCCACTCATTGCCCTTCAGGTACCGAACGTGGGGGCATAGCTGGGGTTCGTCGGCGGCGACGTTGCCACACTTGGTGCAGATGGTGAACTCCACCGAGCACCCCATCGACAAGGTCTGCAACCTCCCCGACGTGATGGCACTGATGAGGTCCCGATGCTTACGATTCGTGGCTACGAGGATATCGACATAGATCGAGTCCCCAATGTCACGGCTCGCGGCATCGATGATCTTACCCTTGCTCAGCTCGGGGAGCTGGATGTGCTCGACGTAGTTCTCACCGCCAACGAACGTCTTGAAGCATGACAGAAGAAGGCTACGCTCCCAGCAGTCATTGTTGTTGTTGATGTACTTCGTCGTCTCCGGGATGACCATCCAATCCGCGTACTTGCGGGTGATCTGGAACCCATCGACCATCTGCCCGCCAAGGGGTGCCTTCGACTCTTCAGTGTCAACCGACGCAATGATCGTGCAATGCGTCAGAAGGAACTGCTTGGGGTCGTACTCCTCCAGGATGACCTTGTTGGCCGTCTTGGAAAAGATAGGCTGAGACGCTTGACGCAAGTTGAGCCAAGCATCCGAGCTGACAAGAGGCTTGACGACTGCCGCATTGGCGTAGCGCAGAAAGGCCATTAGAACCCTCCCTGAGCGAGGCGCTGTTCACACGCCACCAAGAGGCGTGCTCCTGCGTCGGGGTTCTTGCGCATGACCCGTAGGACCTTGCGGACAGATGCTGTCAAGAGAATGGGCTCATCCGTCTCTTCAGCCATGCCGCCTTCGGGCATACCGCCTAGGGCGCTCTCTGAGATGACGCGGAAGAAGCGTAGCGACTCGTTCCGCGCCTTGACGATGCCCTTCATGTCGGCCTTGAGCTGCCTGAACACCATGACCAAGGCGCTCAAGACGATGCTCATGTCCGAACCGAAGATCACCTGGTCCATAGGGGCGTCGGCAGACTCCTCTAGGTCCCTTGCGCCCTCAAGCATATCGCGCGTCCCAATCAGGATGTCACGAAGGGCAAAGGTCAGCTTGCCAAGGCTTGAGGGGGCGAAGTCCTTGAAGTTGTAGAGCCGCTTCGTTGCCTTGTTGACGATCTCTCCAGCATCCGCCAAGGCAGCCTTGAACCCAAGGAGGTCCATGTTGAATGCCTTGGCGATGAAGAACATCTGCTGAAGCGTGTCTTGGAGCCCCATGGCGAAGATCAGGAACTGATCCGGGGTCTTCTTGCCACGGTATTCGGCCCAAGCCGTCGCAAGGCTCTTACCTGAGACGGCGAGGGCACGAGATGCCCGCTGTACAAGGGCTAGCTTGCCTGAGTTATCAAGCGGCTCATCGGCGGCTGTTCGCGAGTACGTGTACATCACCACTCCACTGGAGCGCCGTCCGGCCCCAGCAGATTGTCGCGCTTGAGCAGGAAGAGGCACTTGGGGCAAGCGAAGAGCCGGGCGCGGGCGCCCTTCTCCATCTTGTAGGTCGTCTTGCGCATGGCCTTGCCACACTTGGGGCAAGAGGGCCTCTTGGTGAGAAGCTCCTCTTGTGTCACCCGGAACTGGCGGTTCTGGGCAACCCAGTAGGAAGCGCTGCGGTGCGCAAAGGCTTGGATCCGCATCTCAGAAGCGTTCCGGGCAAGCCGGTAGAACTTCGCGACTTCATTGCGGAGAATTTCATCGTCGGTGGTGTGCCCATAGCGGTGCCACAGCTCGTCATAGGTCGCGACCTCATCAGCGGATTTCGTCCAGAGGCTTGCGAGGTCTACGTAGAACGTGGCTGGAAGGGCGTCGGTACGCCAAAGGTTGCCCAATTTGGCCGCCTGCCGTGCCATCGTGACGTCGTACCCAGCGTAGTAGGAGAAGTCGAGCGATGGGGGGAGGTACTTGGCGAACTGAGGGTTGACCCTGACGATCTCTTCCGCTGACATGCGCTCGTTGCCGTAAGGCCACTGCACGTCAACGTAACCGATGCCCTTATGAACCGCTGTGACCCGACCGACGAAGGGAGAGAGGTCTCCATGCCCGGGGGCGAACCGTTGAACGGTGTCCCCAGGCTTGAAGTCCTTGACCAGCTTCCAGAAGTCGATCATAGGTCGTCACACACCCGTTCAGGGAGCCAGGGGGCGGCCGGTGGTGGATTGCCCATGGTTGACCGCAGAGGTTTGGTCATCCCTGTAGGCACTCATGTAGGGCTCGTCTGCGTCGGTCTGGATCGGGTTCATGGGGTTCTTGAAGGTATCCATGTACCCCTCGTCGCCGTCGCGCTGAAGAACTTCAGCCTGGCGGCGTGCGAAGGACTCGGCACCGAAAGAGCCGACTTCGATCTCGTCCGCAACGCGGTCAAGATCGTTCACGATCTCCTTGGCAACTTCGAAGGGCATGCCCATCTGGGCGTACTTCTTCTCGATCTGCCCGGCGATGTGGTCGAGACGAGAAAGGACTGATTCAGCGGACTGGGCTGCGAGCTTGATCGACATGTTAGCCTCACGTTGGATGTGTGCGTTCTGCTCCCCACCCGGATTATAAGCAGAAGTTGCAACGGTCAGGAGCGTGCCTGTGTTGCCAACACCTGCCAGGCGGCGGAGGAGGTCTTCGTAGACGGGTGGTGGGAAACCCACCGAGTAGTACCCGTCCTTGGTGGTTCGGATAGCAAGATCGAGGGCTGCCCGGAGCTGCATGTCCCGGGGGGCACCCTCAACGTTTCTGGAAAGCACGGGACTGTTGAGCCAAACGCGTGCTTCCTTGATGATGGTGTTGAGGTCTTCGGCCGTGATGTCCCGCTGCTGCGCTTGCGTCCACGGGGTGTACGGCTCGTTGTCTGGATAGGGTGCAACCCCATTGTAAACAGCGGTCTTCATCGATGTCCCCCGGGGATAAGAGAAATCGCCAGTCTTGGTCTTGCCCTTAGCCTTATCGACTCGAGCTTGAGCCTCCGCCTTGGCCTTCTCGAGCTTCTCCTTACGCGCAAGCTCGGCTTCCAAGCGCTTCTGCTCCTTGAGGGCTAGATCCTTCTCTGCCTGCTCAGCCTTGGGGTCCCAAAGCGTCTTGCGGAATTTCTCGATCTCAGCGTCGTCAGTGGTTTGCTTGATGTAGCCAACAGGAACAGCAGGCTTGACGGGCTCCCTCGGCTCCAGCCCAACGTTCGGCATGACGGGAGGTTTGGGTGGTGTGAGATCCCTGGCGGGAAGCTCATGAAGCTTTTCCCGAGTAGGGTGCTCGATCTGAGCCACCGCATAGAACATCTGAACGTTGTGCTTCCACTCGGCTAGATCGGCCTCGTACTGCTCCTGTTCAAGGTCAAACTTCTCCTGAGCCTTGGCTAAAGCCTTGTCGTACTTGGCCTTGTCCCTTTGCCATTGCTTGAAGTCCTTGACGTATTGAGGGGCAGCCTTCTTGTACTGCTCAGCCTCCCGGGCCGCTATAGCGTCCTGAACCACACGATACTTCTCAGGATCCACCGTCTTGAGCCGCGCAAGCACGCGGGTCTTGAAAGCCTTTCCCATGTCGTGCTGAATGGCATCAGAGGGGTAGCTCTTGGCGCGGTCCGCAAAGAACTTGTCGGCATTGAGCAAGCCGTTGATGATCTCGTTCGGGGTGCTGCGCTCGGTGAAGGAGTCATCCGATCCGGATGACAAGTACTTCTCCTTGGCGAGGTGATAGTCATTGGCCTGGTAGTACGCTGTAATGAGACGGGACACAGAGGCGTCGTCATGCCCACATAGCTTGAAGGCCGATCGTATCTTACCCTCTGAAACCTTGGAGAGCTTGCCTGAAGACAAGGTCTGCTCAAACAAGGCGTCCGCCGCCTTGCGTGCCCGCTGGTCCCGCGCTTGTGGCGTCTCCGTTGGGTCGTGGTGCATATGAAATTCAGCCACACCACCGGCCAAGTCTACTGGAATGCCGGACTCACCCAGCGTGTTGACCATCATCTCACGCGCAAGCAAGCTCTGCGTGAACACCTTCATGCGATGCTCCTGCATCGCGGTGGCTTGTGTGTCTGGATCCAAGATAGCAAAAGGGGCCCCCTTCACAGTAGCAGGGGGCCGTACTGACAGCGGATCCAATGTGAACGACCTACGGGCGTCACTGATGAAGTCCGCCCGCATACCAGGAGACAACGGCCTTTTGACAAACGCCTCGTGATGCTTGACGATAGCCTTGATTTCATCAGGGTGCAGGTCTGCGGCCGTCAAGTCACCAATCATGTCCAGAGGGAGATTGTCCATGGCTTCAGCCATGGCCTCGTCGTATTCCTCATCGGTATAGGCACGCTTTGGTGGCGCCGGAGCGCCTTCAGGGAGCTTTGCCTCGGGCTTTGCCTCGTCGGGCTTTGCCTCGTCGGGCTTTGCCTCGGGCTTTGCCTCGTCGGGCTTTGCCTCGTCGGGCTTTGCCTCGGGCTTTGCCTCGTCGGGCTTTGCCTCGGGCTTTGCCTCGTCGGGCTTTGCCTCGTCGGGCTTTGCCTCGGGCTTCGCGTCGGGCTTTGCCTCGGGCTTCGCCTCGTCGGGCTTTGCCTCGGGCTTGGTGCTAAAGGTTGACTCTGGAAGAGCCTTCAATTGCTCATGGTACTTGCGAAGCGTTAGGCCCTTTGGAAGGGGTACCCCAGAGTGCTCAAACTCACTTTTGAGCGCGTCAGGAAGCGTGTCCCAAGAGGCATCAAGCATAGTCTTGAGAACATCTGGGAGCTTATCCAAGTCCTGCGAACGAAACTCCTTGAGACCCTCCCGTTCCTTGGGGGTCATCCGGCTTAGCAGTTGACTGGTGAACTCTGTGAGCGCGGGGTCCTCTTTGGAAGGACCCACCTTCTCCGTGTCCTGCTCCTCTTTGGGCTTATGCTTCTCGGGGTCATACTCCTCATAAGTCGCGGGGTCCTCTTTGAGAATCTCAGGTCTAGCAGGGACAGGTCGCTTGAGCTTCTTATTCCAGACCGTGATGCGATTGTCTTTGCTAAGCCCCTGGAACCGTCGCGCGACACGGGCGGCTAGCGAGGCATCCTTGTCAGCGTCCTTGTCAGGGTCGTCCTCCTCCACGCGCTCCCTACGTAGGTCACGCCGGGGCGGCTTGTTCTTGGGCGGGGGCCGGACCAGGCGCTCGGCCTCGTCTTGTTCACGCTCGTAGTGATCCTTGGTAGCGATGCTGTCCATGCGTCCTGACCCCGTTCATAGGCAGAATCTCAGAAGCGCCCCTCCTCTTGAGGCTCCTCCTTGACCTTGAGGCCGAGGTACTTCGCCATCTTCTCGACGATGTCGGTCTTTTCCGCGAGCATACGGCCGACTTCTCCGTAGACCGACCGGATAACCTCGTTGAAGGTCGAGTCGTTGACGGTGAACATGTCCTTCTGGATCTTCTCTTGCGTATCCATCGGGTCGATGTTGAACATCTCGAGGATGACGTCGACCGAAACGCTGCCCTTCGTGTAGAGGTTGTAGAGCGCGTCGAAGGTGTCTTGGCTGTCGCGAAGCGGGAGGCGCGTGAAGGAAAGGCGCGGGAAAAGCACCACTTCCTCACCCCACTTGTTCTTCTCAACGAAACCCTTGCGCCGAGCAACCGGGATGAAGAGGTACTTCTCGACGTACTCCTGGATGACTTCACGAAGGAAAAGGTACCGTGTGTTGATCACCTCGAGCTTGAGACGGTCACCCGAATAGAGGGCCTCGCCGCTCATGAGGCTTTCCGTCACACCCAGCCCCGATAGAAGCTGACGCTCCGTCTGCTCGTATTCGCCGGAGAGGTCCAGGAGGCGGTCACGACTGCTCTGCTCCTCCCAGTGAATCTCGTAGTTCGTGACGATCGAGTAATCAGGGTCGACTAGAGAAAGGTCGACCTGCTCCCGAAGGTCCTCGGTGTCCATATCCGAAAGACCCTCTGCCCACACAAGGCGGCGGGGGGTCATTGCCCGGCTGGCGATTTGCGTCTGAGCCTGGCGGAGCTTGTCACGGTAGTAGAGCACCCGGAGGCAACGATCAAGAATGCTATGTCCAAGGGCCTCGTCGGCGCCGTGACGGGCCTTGAGGTGATAGACGAAGCTGCCCTCGTCAGGGTCTGTCCCAAGGGGAATGAGGTGCCCCTGCTCAAGGTGCTCACGGACCTCGTCGGGGATCTCCTCAACCATCTCCATAGCAACGGGATCCCCCATCCTAGCTTGTTCAATGAGGGAGCGGTCATTGGCGGACGGGATGAGGCTGACCTTAACCTTGTCGGTGAAGCTGAAAGTCTTGACGTCCACCTGGTCAATGGGGAGGATGATCAGGCGTTCCCACCCCTGGTAGTGCTTCTGGTAGTAGGCAAGCTCGGCGTCCTCACGATCCGGGCGCTCGATCCAGCTCTCGGTGTGGCGCTCTTCAGCCCCGCGCGCCTCGGTGTAGACCGACTCAACGGAGATCTTCCGGTCGTAACCGATATTCTGGGGGACCTCTACCGTGCTATCTTCCGCGAAGAAGTGAACGTTGCCGTCAAGCCAATAATGGTGAACACCAATGATGAGCCTCTGGAATAGCTTGATGCGGTCACACATCTTCTGGAAGAAGAAGTGGATGTACTTGCCGTAGTCGTCGGGGCTCTCATAACCCTCGGGGCAGGTCGTGGGCTTGGGCGGGGCCAACCGAACCTTTGAGAGGGGCAGCTCCGTATGAAGGTCGATAGCTTGACCCACAAGCGGCTCGGAGTTGTAGAAGTGCCGGTAGATCTCACGGCGCTCACGAGCGCTTTGCGGTAGCTCGAGGAAGTCGGTGGAGAGCTGGGGTGAGAAGAAGTTCGACGTCCCGCTCATCACCGTGTTGGCGCCAGCCAGGCTCTGCGTCGGGAAGCCGTATGCACCGGCCTCCTTCTGCATCTTTGCCATACGGCGCACCTCACGCTCCTTGGGGGTCAAGCCGCTTGTGCTGGCTCCCTTGGACATGTACGGGTTACGTGATGTCCGCGCCGGTACGTGTACGGATATGAGGGACTCGCCATCTACTCGGGGTACGTTGGTGATCTTAGGCATTGACTAGCTCCTCCCCGAAAAGCTCGACCATGTCATCGTTTGGGGGAAGAAGCCCGCGTGGGGCAGGGCGTTGAATCGGAGGCTTCTTCTCCTTAGCCTCCTCTTCACGAGCATTCTTCTCCAGGGCTGCTGTGACGACACGACAGGGGGTTGTCGTGCGTCGTAGGCCCTGATCCACCATCCCAGCGAACCGCGTCCAGGTATTGGCATACATCACGTAGGCCGATGTCACATCACTCGGAGTCCTCCGGGCATATTGGTGAATTGCCCTGGACAGCTCGTAGATGCGACGGGCGTCCTGCTCCATGCGACCACGGATCGTATCGATCTCGTCGATCGCGGCGCGGGGGTCCATCAGGGAAGGGGTTGAGGGGTTTCTCATCTACATTTACCTACAACGACGTCTGAATCCCAAGGAAGAACCGGTTTATCTCCTTGGGAATCTGAGCGCACGTCCCCGTGAAAAAGCACGGGGCGTTAGGGTTGCCTGAAAGCGTAAGCTCATCTTCGTTGGTCCAAATACCTCTCAACGAGAAATACAAGGGGTCGTTCTCTTGATAGACGATCGGCACCAAGGGGCCGCCACCCACACGGGAGGCGTAGGTGTACTTCTCGTAGGTCGACGTGGAGATGAGGCTTCCGCCCAAGAATATCGTAGCGTAGCGGTAATGAGGCTGCTGGCGGGTCATGGCTGTGAAGTCATCCCCGGGTTCGTCAGACCCCCATACCAGAAAGCCGCCGTAGCGTCCGTCTAGATCGGAAGAGCACACGTCTGAACTCC